CCGAAGATCGAGGTTGTCGACCAGGCCGCCCTGCGCAAAGCCGGCGCCGACGCCGAACGCGCCCGCGTGCGCGAGATCTCCGCCCTGGGCGACAAGTTCAACCAGCGCGAGCTGGCCACCGCCGCCATCGAGGCCGGCACCACCTACGACGCCTTCCGTGAACAGGTGTTCGCCAAGCTGCAGGACAAGGGCGAGCTCAAGCTCGCCGACAGTGCGAGCGTCGACTTGAGCAAGAAAGAGACGGAGCGCTTCAGCGTGCGCAACGCCATCCTGGCCGCCATGTTCCCCGGCGATACGGCGGTCATGCAGATCACCGGCTTCGAGCGTGAGGTCGCACAAGCGGCGGCCGACCTGCGGGCCAAAAATGGTGACGTGCGCACCGAGCGCCAAGGCGCGTTCCACATCCCCGTGTCGGTGCTGTCGAAGCCGATGGCGATCAGCCTTGACGACGCTGAGCGTGCTACGCAGATGCTCATCAAGCGGGCCAGCGCGGCCGGCAAGGTGGGCCAGCGTGACTTGCTGGTGGGCACCCCCACTGCCGGCGGCAACCTGGTGGCCACGGAGTTGCTGGCCTCCAGCTTCATCGACATCCTGGTCAACCGGATGGTGGTGATGCAGCTCGGCACCACCATGCTGACTGACCTCACCGGCAACATTGCGATCCCGCGTGCCACCGGCGGCGCCACCGGCTTCTGGGTGGCGGAAAACACGGCGTCGACCGAAAGCCAGCAGGCCTTTGACCAGGTGTCGCTGACGCCCAAGACCGCCGGCGCATTCACCGACTACAGCCGCCGCCTGCTGCTGCAGTCGAGCATTGCTGTCGAGGCGTTCGTGCGCATGGACATCGCGCGCACCCTCGCGCTGATGATCGATCTGGCGGCCATCAACGGCTCCGGCTCGGCCAACCAGCCGCGCGGTGTGCTCAACACCGCCGGCATCGGCAATGTGGCGGGCGGCACCAACGGCGCCGTGCCCACGTGGGACAACGTGGTCGACCTGGAAACGGCGCTGGCCAACGCCAACGTCGGCACCGATTCACGCGCGTACCTCACTAACACGCGCGTGCGCGGCCGGCTCAAGCGGCAGCAGATGTTCTCGGGCACCAACGGCATCCCGGTGTGGAGCAACGACGGCACGCTGAATGGCACGCGCGCCGAAGTCAGCAACCAGGTGCCCAACACGTTGACCAAGGGCACTAGCACCGGCATCTGTTCGGCGCTGCTCTACGGCAACTGGAGCGATCTGCTGATCGGCATGTGGGGCGGGCTCGACATCATGATGGACCCGTACACCGGGGCCACCGCCGGCACCAAGCGCGTGGTGGCGCTGCAGGACGTCGATGTGTCGGTTCGCATGAACGTCTCGTTCGCGGCAATGCTGGACGCACTCACCACGTAAGCGTCTGTTGCAACCCGGTACGCCGGCGCGCCCGCAGCGCGCCGGCGCTGTGCAATCTTTCTGGAGTACATCATGGGACTCAAAGTTCTTATCGCTGAGGCTTGCTCGATTCCGACTGAAGACGGGCCGCGCGGCCTGGCCATCAATGAGACGGTCGACGTCGACAAAGAGACGGCCGCCGTCCTGACCCGTGCGGGCCGCGCGTATTACACCGAGCGCGGCGATGACCCGACCAAGGGCAACCTCACCGCCAACGGAGAAGACAAAGCGCGCCTGAAGAAACTGGCGGCCTCCGTCGAAGCGGACTACGCCGAGCGCGCCCAGGTGGCGGCCGTCACCACCCCGGCCGGTATGGCAGCGCTGGTCGCGCAGCAGGTTGCTGCGGCGTTGGCCGCTGGCGCGGCCGCCCCCGCGAAGTAACACCTCCCCCGAGCGATCGTCGATCGTCCCGGCGGCGCCGCAGCGCTGCCGGGACGGGAGATCTATGGGTGCGCGGTCGGCGGAATCGCGCTGCCCCTGCTGTGAAGGAACCCCCATGCAGACCTACATCATTCGCGGCGGCGCGAGCTTCGTGCTGCCCAACGGCACGCGCCTGTCCGGCGGTGACGAGATCGAGCTCGAAGGCGACGTCGCTGCTGCGCACGCCGACAAGATCGAGCCGCTGCCGCCCATCGGTGTCGACCTCGACCTGACCGCGCCCGAGGCCTAAGTGCCGCTGGCTGAAGACTTCGACGCGTTCCTCGCCGACTTTGGTGTGGCGTGCGTCGCCGGCGCCGTCACCTTCATGGGCGTGCTGGATCAGCCCGACGAGCTGGTCGAGTTCCAGCGCGCCAACGCGCACAGCCGTGAATACGAGCTGACCTATCGCACGGCGGTCGCCACGCTGACCCGCGGACAAACGCTCACCGTCGCCGGCGTCGCCTACACCGTGCGTGAGGCGCCGCGCCAGGTGGATGACGGCGCCTTCAGCCGCGTCTTGCTCAGCAAGGTCTGACCATGCCCAGCAAGGCCGAACAGATCTGCGCCCGCATCGAGGCGCTGCTGCTCGCCGGCGCCACCGCGGCCGGCACCCGCGTCTATCGCGACCGTGAAGACGCGTTCACGCGTGAAGAGTCGCCCGCGGTGCTGATCGAATGCGTGGACGAAGAAACGCGCGCGCTGGGCGGTGGTGCTGGCCCGTTCCTGCCGCTGACGCAGACCGATGACGACACCCTGCGCGTCGCCGTCACCGTGGTGGTGCGCGGTGCCGCCTGGCAATCGGTTGCCGATGGCGTGCGCGTCGCGGCGCACGCGCTGATCGTGGCCGATGCCACCTTGCGCACCATCGCCGCGCACATCGTGCGTGACCGCTGTGAATGGCGCGCCGCCAGCACCGACCTGCCGTTCGGCTACGCCGCGCAGATGTACCGCTTCCGTTACCACACCCGCGCGCAGGCGCTGGATTTGTCGCAGTAGTTCACACGCTCACCGCAGAAAGGACTTCACCATGTATCTCTTCGGCTCCGGCATTTTGTGGGGCACGCCGCTGTCGGACGCGGCGGGCGCTGCCATCGCCAATCCCACGCCGCTCATCTTCGGCACGCTGCAGGACACCGAGCTCGACATCAAGTTCGAACTCAAGCAGCTGCACGGCCAGAACCAGTTCGCCGTCGCGGTCGGCCGCGGCAAGGGCAGCATCATGGGCAAGGCCAAGCTGGCTGACATCCGCGCGGCGTTCCTGGAGACCATCGTGTTCGGTGTGGCGGGCCAAGCCGGCCTGACCAGCATGGTGTACGACACCGTCGGCGCCGCGGTGCCGGCCACGCCGTTCCAGATCACCGTCACGCCGCCGTCCAGCGGCACCTGGCAGGCCGACCTCGGCGTGATCGACAGCACCACCGGCCGCGCCCTGACGCGGGTCGCCAGTGCGCCCGCCGCGGGGCAGTACACCGTGGCCGCCGGCGTCTACACCTTCAACACCGGTGACCAGGGCAAGGTCATGTACATCAGCTACCGCTACACCGCCACCAGCACCGTGGCGCGGCGGATCAGCATTCAGAACCTGCCCATGGGCTACGCCCCCAGCTTCCGCGCCGACTTCTACGGGCCGTACCAAGGCAAAAGCGCCGTGCTCACGCTGAACAACTGCATCAGCGAGGGCTTCAAGATGGGCGCCAAGAACGACGACTTCACCGTGCCCGAAGTCGGCTTCACCGCGTTTGCCGATGCGGGCGGCGTCATCGGCACCCTGGCGGTCAGCGAATGACGCAGCGCGCGCTGCTCGACGGCTTGCCTGTCACCCTGGGCGGGCAGGCCTGGGTCATGCCCAGCCTGTCCGCCAAGGCCGCGCGTCAGTACTGGCCGCGCATCACGGCGCTGGAGAAAGGCGAGGAGCCCGATCCGCTGGGCCTGGTGGCGGCGCTGGTGGCGGCCTGTCTGCAACGCAACTACCCCGAGGTGGCGGCCGAGCAGGTGGCCGACTGGATCGACATGGACAACTTCGAGGAGTTGTCCGTCAAGGTCTTCGGCAAGGGGTCGTTCGCCAAGTGGACGGCCGCGCACGCCGCCGCCGCGGGAAACGCTCCGCCCCCGCCCCCGGTGACGGCGGCGGGGGCTGGGATTGGGGCGGCATCTACGCCACCGTCGCCACCGCCACCGGCTGGCGATTCGCCGACATCGACGCCCTGAGCCTGGACGACCTGGCCGACCTCTGGGCCTACTGGCAGGACCACCCGCCGCTGCACGTCAGCGCGGCGGCCCTGCTGCGGGCGTGGGGCGGCAAAGCCACGCCGCGGCCGCCGGCGCCGCGCGCGGCGTCCAGTGAAGGCGACCCCCGCGCCGGCGCCATGGAAGGCATCGCGGCCGTCCTGGGCCCGCCCACGCACAAGTTCCGGCCGCCGTGCCGGATGTTGGAACCCGATCAGACCGTCCGGACGTCCGCACCATGACCGACCGCGCCATCAAGTACACCGCCAGCGTCGACACCAACCCGTTCGCCGCGGGGATGGCGCGCGTCACGTCCGTGCTGCAGGGCGTGTCGCAACGCTTCGGCGCCACCGGCCGCGACTGGAAGAGCACCGGCGAGGCCATGTCGGCGCAGATGACCAAGATCACGGACAGCGTGCGGTCCGAGGTCAGCGCCATGGGCGGGCACTTTGGCTCGCTGGTGGGCGCCCTCGGCAACACCAAGGTCGGCCTGATGGCGCTGGTGGGCGCCGCGGCCGCCTTGGCCGCCAGCAAGGCGGTCAACGCCACCGCGCGGATGACCGAGTCCGCCATGGACCTCGCGCGCGTGCTGGGCACCAGTACCAATGCGGCGCAGGTCTGGCGCATCGCCCTGCAGGACGTGGGCGCCTCTCAGGACGAGCTGCAGGGTGCGGCCAAGGGCATGGCGCGCCAGCTCAAGGAGAACGAGGCGGAGATGAACGCCTTGGGCCTGGTCACGCGTGACGCCGCCGGCAACCTGCGGCCGATGAACGCTCTGCTGGTCGACGGTCTGCAGATCATGAACGACCATGCCGAAGGCGCCGATCGCGCGCTGGCCGGCCAGCAGCTCTTCGGCCGCGGCGTCGATGCCTCCAGCAAGCTGCTGCTGGTCAACCAGCAGACACTGGCCGACGCCACCCAGACCATGACCGACCTCGGCCTCGAGGTCGGCGGCAACGCGGTCAGTGCATGGAAAGAGTACGACGCCGCCACCGATCGCGCCGGCTTCAGCGTGCAGGGCCTGGTCAAGACCATCGGCAGCATCCTGATGCCGGTGCTGACCGACTTGGTGCGGGTGTTCAACGCCGTCATGCCGGCCGCGATCGTGGTGGTGCGCGGCGCCCTCGGCGGGCTGGCCACGGCGTTTCACGCCATTAAGAACGGCGTCGTGGTGGTGTGGGAGGTCATCAACGCCATGGTGGTGACGGTGGCCGAGCCCCTCCGCGCGGTGGCCGAGGCCATCGGCCGCGCCATCACCGGTGACTTCGCCGGCGCGGCAGCCGCCATCAAAGGCATCGGCGGCGTAATCAGCGGCGCGTGGAGCCAGGCCATGGACAACATGGCGGAAAGCTCACGCCAGGCGCGCGATCGCTTCACCGCGATCTGGACCGCCGACACCATGCCAGGCGAACCCGAGGGCCAGCGCGGCACACGCACCGTGGCGCCGGAAGAGAAGAAAGAGGAGGAAGCGAAAGAGGCCGAAGACCCCAGCTTCATGCAGTACTACGAAGCGGCCCTGACCGAGGAAAAGCGTCTCGCCGCCGAGAAAGACGCGCTGCGTGAGTACAGCAAACAGCAGGAGGCCGAGTACTGGCGCAACCTTCTGCAGAACGCAGACCTGTCGTCCAAAGACCGCGTCGCGATCATGCGCAAGGTCGCCGACCTCGAGATCCAGATCCTGCGTGACCAGGCCAAGCAGCGCCAGGCGCTGGACGCCGAGTTGCTGAACGGGCAACAGGCCCGCGCGTTGGCCGCCGTTGAAGCGGCCGAGCTTGAAGCGCGCGGCCGGTACGAGCTGGGCGAGACCTCCAACGCGCAACTGCTGGAGCAGGAACGTCTGCTCGAAGAGCAGCGCACGGAAATCCGCCGCCAGTACCTGCAGGCCCGGCTCGCCATGGTCGACCCCGACCGCGACCCGGTGCAATACGAGCAGATCAGCCAGCAGATCGAAGAACTGGAGCGCCAGCACCGCCTGCGCCTGCGGCAGATCCAGTTGTCCGAAGAAGCCATCATCCGCGCGCCGCTGGCCAACGTGTGGCAGGCCGCCGAGCAGTCGATGGCCAATGCCATCAACGGCATGATCAACCGCACCATGACGCTGCGCCAGGCCATGACCAGCATCTGGGCCGGCATCCGCGGTGCCATCGTCGGTGAGATCGCCAAGATCATTGCCGCCAAGGTGGCGGCCTGGGCCAAGGAACGGCTGTTGGCTCTGGCCGGCATTGGTGCCAACGCGGCCGAAGCGGGGGCGGGCGCGGCCAAGTCGGTGGCCAGCATCCCGTTCGTTGGGCCGGTGCTGGCGGTCGCAGCCCTGGCGGCCGTCATGGCCGCCGTCATGAGCGCCAAGAGCAGCGTGCCGAGCGCGCGCGGCGGCTTCGACATTCCGTTCGGCATGAACCCGCTCACCCAGTTGCACGAGCGCGAGATGGTGCTGCCGCAAGAGCAGGCCGACGTGGTGCGCGACATGGCGCGTGACCGCGGTGAAGACCGGGCACCGGTCGTCCTGCGCGGGGTGTCGGCCGGCGACTTCTTCGTCGCCAACAAGCACGAGCTGATCAAGGCGCTCAAGTCGGCGCGCCGTGACTTTCAGGTGTGAGGCGTGTCGAACGCCGTCTTCCCCACGCTGCCCGGCATCAAGTTCCGCAAGCGCACGGTGCGCTGGAGCACGTCGGTGCGCGAGTCGGCGTCCGGCCGCGAGTACCGCGCCAGCACCGGCTACACCTACCCGCGCTACCGCTACTCGGTGCCCATGGACTTCCTGCGCACCGCCGTGCCCACCGCCGAGCTGGCCACCCTGGCCGGCTTCTTCAACGCCCGCGGCGGTCGGTTGGACGACTTTCTATACCTGGACCCGGAAGACAGCGCCGTCACCACGCCGCAGGTGCTGGGCACCGGTGACGGCGTCACCACGCAGTACCTGCTGGTGCGGGCGTACGGCGGTTACGTGGAGCCCATCGGCCGCCACAACAGCGCGCCGGTCATCCGCGTCAACGCCGCCGTCGTCAGCAACTACCTGCTGGACGACTTCGGGGTGGTCACCTTCAGCGCGCCGCCGGCCGTGGGCCTGATCATCGACTGGACCGGCACCTTCTACTACCGCGTGCGCTTTGACCGGGACGAGACCACGTTCGACGAACTGTGGCAGGGCGTGTGGAAGAACGACACGCTCGACCTGCTGACGGTGAAACGCTGATGCGCACCCCGTCCTGGGAATCCTCCGCCGGCGCGCTGGCCGCGCTGCTGAACGGCGGGCTCACCGTGCCCGGCCACCTGCTGATGGCGGATCTGCACACCGTTACGCTGCCGGGCGGCACCGTGCTGCGCTGGAGTGGCGCCGACCGGCTCTTCACCGTGGCCGGCAACACGTGGACGCTCGGCCCGGTCATCCAGCGCAGCCGCACGCGCATCGTGCGCGGGGTGCAGGTCGACACGCTGGACGTCACCCTGTCCGCCGGCGCCGGCGGTGCGACGCCGGTGTCGATCGCCGGCACGCCGCTGCTGGCCTACATCGCCCGCGGCGGCTTCAACAACGCGCGCTGGCGGGTGGAACGGCTGTTTGCCGCCGCGTGGACCGCGCCGGTCGGGTTGCTGCCGCAATTCAGCGGCCGCGTGGCGGAGGTCGACGGTACGCGCGCCGAGGTCAAGCTCACCGTGGTCAGCGACCTCGAGCTGCTGGACGTGCAACTGCCGCGCAACCTGTACCAGCCGGCGTGCCTGAACACGCTGTACGACGCGGCGTGTGGCGTCAACCGCGCCGCGTTGGCCATCGCCGGCACGGTGGCGGGAGCCAGCAACGGCGCGCGCACCACGGTCGGCCACGCGCTGGGGCAGGCGGTGGGGTACTTCGACCTCGGCGTGATCACCTTCACCAGCGGCCCCAACGCCGGCGTCAGCCGCACCGTGAAGAGTCACACCGCCACGCACCTGGAGTTCGTGACCCCGCTGCCCTTTGCTGCGGCGATCGGCAACACCTTCAGCATCGTCCCCGGCTGCAACAAGACGCAGAGCACATGCCAGACCAAGTTCAGCAACCTGCCGCGGTTTCGCGGACAGCCGTACATTCCCGTCCCGGAGACGGCCACGTGAGTGTCGCCGTGACGGACCGCCCGGCCGTCTGGCGTGACGCGGTGATCGCTGAGGCCATGACCTGGCTCGGCACGCCGTACCACCCGTCGGCGCGGCTCAAGGGCATTGGCGTCGACTGCGGGCAGATCCTGTGCGCGGTGTTCGAGGCCTGCGGCCTGGTGCCGCCGATCGACCTGGGCCATTACTCGCCCGAGTGGCACCTGCACCGCGGCGACGAGCTCTACATGGGCTGGCTGGACCGCTATGCCCAGCGCACCGCCGCGCCGCGCGCCGGCGACATTGCGCTCTACAAGTTCGGACGTCTGTACGCGCACGGCGGCGTGGTGTTGCCGGATCAGCGCGTGCTGCATGCGTACCTGGGCCGCGGCGTGATCATCACCGCCGACTTCGAAGAGCCGCTGGCCGGCCGCCCGGTGCTGTACTGGACGCTGGGGTAGGGCGTGGGCGGCAGCACCACCATCAGCACCTCGGCCACGCGGATCGAGGCGCTGCGGTTCCAGAGCAGCGCCTACGGCATTGCCATTCCCGTCGTGTTCGGCGTCACCCGCATTCCCGGCAACCTGATGTGGTACGGCGGCTTCAAGGCCACCGCGCACACCACCACGACCAGTCAGGGGGGCAAGGGCGGCGGTGGCGTCAGGTCGCAGAACACCACCTACACCTACTCGGCCTCGATGGCCTTGGGGTTGTGCGAGGGGCCGGTGATCGGTGTGCCGCGGGTGTGGCGCGGCAAAGAGGTGTTCAGCGGCGGCATCACGCCGGCGCAGATCATCACGGTGACGGAGAACTACGCGGTGCCCCTGGCCGGCGGCACCTACACGGTGGCGCAGGCGGCCGCGTTTCGCGTCAACGTGGGCGTCGAGGCGCCCACCGGCGGCGGGGAGAACGGCAGCGCGCCGTCCCCGCTGGCCGAGGGCTACCACTACACGCGCGCGGGTGGGGCCTACACGTTCCCGCAGACCATCGGCCAGGGGGAGGGCGCCACCGGCAATTTTGCCTGTGGCCAGACGGTCACCATCACCTACCAGTACCTGCAGGCCGGCGCCACGCAGAGCGCGCTCACTAAGCTGGGCCTGTCGCTGTTCAGCGGCCAGCTCGGGCAGGCCACGTGGAGCCACCTGACTGCGGCGTACCCGAGCCAGGCCATCGGCTACTCCGGCATCGCCTATCTGGCGGGGCAGGACTACCAGCTCGGCGAGTCCGCGCAGGTGGAAAACCACAACGTCGAGGTGCAGGCGCAGCTCGCCTACACCGTGGGCGCCACGGTGGCGGATGCCGATCCGGCCGACATTGCCGCGGCGCTGCTGACCAACCTGCAGTGGGGCGCGCGCTTTCCGGCCACCAAGCTGGGCACGCTGGACGCGTACTCCGACTACTGCCGCGCGGCCGGCCTGCTGCTGTCGCCGGCGTTGCTGGCGCAGCGGGCGGCGTCGGAGATCCTGGCCGACTTGGTCAAGCTCACCAACAGCGACCTGGTGTGGTCGGATCAGTTGCTCAAGTTCGTGCCGCTGGGTGACGCCAACCTCAGCGGCAACGGCCGCACGTACACGGCCAACGTCACGCCGGTGTACGACCTGACGGTGGCGCACTTTCTGGCAGAGCCCGGCCAGCCGCCGGTGCGGGTGCGGCGCAAGCGGCCGAGCGACCGCTACAACCACGTGCGGGTCGAGTTCGTGAACCGCGCCAACCAGTACGCGGTCGAGGTCGCGGAGTGGAAAGACCAGGCCGACATCGAGGCCAGCGGCCTGCGCTCCATGAGCCCGGTGCAGGCGCACTGGATCAACGAGGCCGCGGTGGCCGCGCTGGTGGCGCGGCTGCTGGGGCAGCGCTCCCTCTACGTGGCAGCCACCTACGAGTTCAGCCTGCCGTGGAACTTTGCGCTGCTGGAGCCGGCGGCCGACCTGGTCACCCTAACCGAGCCGGACCTGGCGCTCGACCGCTGGCCGGTGCGCATCACCGAGATCGAGGAAGACGAGTCCGGTGAACTGCGCGTGGTGGCTGAAGACTTTCCGCTCGGCATTGCCTCCGCCCCGGACTACGGCACGCAAGGCGTGGCCGGCTGGTTCCACGACTACAACGCGGTGCCGGGCGACGTGCAGACGCCCGTACTGTTCGAGGCGCCGGTGGTGCGGACCACCACCGGGCTCGAGGTCTACGCCGCCGTCACCGGCACGTCGCTCAACTGGGGCGGCTGCCGCGTGTGGGTCAGCCTGGACAACCTGACGTATCGCGAGGTCGCCACCGTGGACGGTGGTGCGCGCTTCGGCAGTCTGCGCAGTGCGCTGGCCGCCGGCCCGGGCGGCACGGCCGCGGTGCAGCTCGCCGGCCTGGGCGGGCAGATCATTGCCGGCAGCGCCGCCGATGCCGACAACACCGCCACGCTGTGCTGGGTCGGTGACGCCGCCGGCGGCGAGTACTTTGCGCACGAGGGCGCAGCCCTGGTGGCGGCCAACCAGTACGACCTGACCGGTCTGCGGCGCGGCCTGTTCAGCAACCCGGCGCCGGCGCGGTCGGCTGGCGCGCAGTTCGTGCGGGTGGATGCCACCATCGCCCGCAGCGGGCCGCTCGATCTCAGCCTGATCGGCAAGACGCTGTGGTTCAAGTTCACCAGCTTCAACCAGTACGGCGGCGGCGAGCAAAGCCTGGCGGACGTGACGGCGATTCCGTACACCGTCACCGGCGCGCAGGCCAAGCTGCCTCCTAGCAACGTGACGGCGGCCACCGCCACGCTCGAAGAGTTCGGCATCCGCATCAAGGTCACGCCGGTGCCGGACGGTGATGTCAACGAGTACGTGGCGCGCCAGGGCGGCACCGACTTCGCCAGTGCCGGCTCGCTCGACGGGCCGGAAACCGTGTTCGGGCCCGAGGGCTACCTGTGGCGGGTGCAGAGCGCCGGCGCCAAGGTGATTCGCCTGAAGGCGCGCGACGCGCTGCGCAACCTGAGCAGCGGCGAGTTCGTGCTCAACATCACCGTGCCGGCCCCGCAGTCCACGGGCCTGACCGCCACCATCAACGGCCGCGACGTGCGGCTGGCCTGGACCGGCGTGCCGGGTGTCACCGCCATCCGCCAGTACGTGGTGGAGTACGACGCCGGCGGCGGCACCTGGGTCGAGTGGGACCGCGTGGACGCGGCCTACAGCGAGCGGCGCGCCAACTGGCTGGGCACCCGCACGTTCCGCGTGTACGCCATCGACGCCGCCGGCAACGTGGGCGCCACCAGCAGCACGTCGGTGGGCATCGCCGCGCCCGCCGCGCCGGTGGTCTCGGTCAGCGTGCTGACCAACCGGGTGATCATCACCACCGGGGATCCGCAGACCACGCTGCCGATCGAGCGTATCGAGCTTCGGCGTGGTGCGGTGGGGGTGGCGTGGGCGTCGGCCACGCTGATCGGCGTGCTGGGGCCGGCGCGGCTGGCGAACTTTGAGGAGACCATCGGCGGCAGCTACGACTACCTGCTGCGCGCGACCGACAGCGCCGGCAACGAAAGCGCCGACGGCCGTCAGTCCGCAGTGGTGGCAGACCCGCCGGGCTTCCGACGCTTCAGCAACTACGACGGCAACTTCAGCCTGGGCACGCGCACCAACGTGCTGATTGAAGCGGCCACCGGCAAGCTGCTGGCGCCGTTCAACACGACCGAGACCGAGGCGCAGCACTACAGCACCCGCAGCTGGTCGACGGACCAAGACAAGATCAACGCCGGGTACGCCTACGTGGCGCACCCCACCAACGCCACCGGCAGCTACGAAGAGACGCTGGACTTCGGCTCGGTGGTCAGCGGCGCCAAGATCGACCTCACGCTCACCAGCCAGCCGCTGGTGGGCAGCGTTACGGTGCAGCCGCGCATCAGCTACAAGCTCAACATCGGCGATGCCTGGACCGACGGGCCGCTGGGCACGGCGTCATTGTTTGCCACCAACTTCCGGTACGTGAAGTACCGGTTCGAGTTCACCAGCCAGGCCAACGCGTCATTGAATCAGTACGGCGTGCTGAGCTGCGACAAGTTCAACGGGCGACTGTCCACCGAACGCAAGACCGACACCGGCAGCAGCACGGTGACCTCGACCGACAGCGGCGGAACGCTGGTCACGTTCAACCGCACCGACTTCGACGTGCCGCCGGTGGTGACGCCGTCGTCGGGTGAGGCGGGGCTGGGGTACTTCGCCGAGGTCGACCACGGCGCCACCACCAAGACCACCTGCCGGCTGTACCTGTTTGACGCCGGCGGCGTGCGGCGCAGCGGCAAGGTGAACTGGAGCGCGGAGCAAGGAACCTGACATGCCCATCAACTTTGGACAACCGACGGAAAGCCAGACCGTCGCCGCGCGCAACACCAGCAGTCGCGATAACCAACTGGCGTTGGCCAAGTGGCTCGAGGGCGAATCGGTCACTGACCCGGTGGCCGGCATCAAGCGGCTGAACAACGGCCTGGTGGAAGAGCACAACGGCACGAGTTGGCAAGAGAAAGCGCTGGCCTACGCCAAGCTGGCCAGCCCGACCTTCACCGGCACGCCCGCGGCGCCGACGGCGGGGGTCGACACCAACACGACGCAGTTGGCCACGACCGCATATGTGGTGGGGCAGGGGTATCTGAAGGCGACAGTCGCGGCGAGCCAGTACGCCGCACTTGCGGGGGCGACCTTCACCGGCAGCGTGTTTGTAGGAGGCTCCGACCG